TTGGCAAACGTGGACTTCCTCATCTGCCGAGTGAGCGACATCAACGTCCACGAGTTCGAGTTGGGCAAGGTCAATGAGTATTACGGCAACGAACTCCCCTTTGGAACCTGCGGCATCCTTGAGGTCAAGACCACGGGGCTCTCTGGCTACGGCAACGCTAAGGGCTGGGCGAACAACGCAGTCCCCGAGTCCTACTTCTGGCAGGGCTGTCACTACGCTGCCGTGACGGGCATCGTGGACGTGACGTTCGTGTGCCTCATCGGTGGGCAGGGAATCGTCACCCGTGACGTGACCTACACCAGCGAGCAACTGACCAGCCTGGAGAAAGCCGAGGCGGAGTTCTGGGCGCAGATGCACTCGGACATCGAGCCCGTGGCTGTCGGCGAGGACTTGGACGTGCTGAAGAACCTCTACCCAAAAAGCACCGACGAAGTGATCGAGGCCGACGACATCGTGGCAGACCTCGTTCGTGAGTACCAAGTGACGAAGGAAGCCGTAGACCGTGACGAGGACGAACTGAAGCGCCTGCGAGCCCAGTTGGAGCAGGTCATCGGTTCAGCGTCAGCCGTGACCTACAACGGAGAAACCCTCTACACCTACAAGTCCAACAAGGACTCGGAGACCTTCGACGCTAAAGCCTTCAAGGAAGCCTACCCCGACATCGCCGCACAGTTCACCAAGACCAAGCCAGGCGCACGAGTGTTCAAGGTGGCGAAGTGACCCCCGACGAACGCCAAGCCCTACGAGAGAAGCACCGCAAGATTGCCTGGGATGGGGGAAGGTGCATGGCCTGTGGTGGGGCGATGGTTCACCCCTGCGACGTAATCAAGGTATTGGACGTATGGGAGGCAACGCTATGACCGACAAGGGCTGGCCCATCATTCAGGCACACGCCGACGACCTCGACGAGCAGGTAGCGGCGCTGACCAAGCGCATCGACACGGCGCTGGAGTGGATAGAACTGACCTTCCCCTACGGAGGGCTCAGCAAACTGAAGAGCATACTGAAAGGGGAGTTCACATGGGACGAAAAATAGACAAGGCGTTCAGCAAGATACAACTCGAAGCCAAGCGTCACCTGACGCTCTCGGTGACCCGAGGCACGGACTACGACTCAGGCTTCGCCAACGGGTTCGCTGAGGCCCTGCGGATAGTGGCGAGCGTTAGGGACGGCGAATGAAGCCCGACATCACGGTAGACACCACCACTCACACCGACCAGATCGCTCGGCTGCAGGAGGTACTTGCTGAACTGAAGGCGGAGTTCTGCGACCACGCCCAGGGCATCCGCTACTGCATGAAGTGCGCAAAGGAGATGGACTAATGATCCAAGCAATCTGCCTGACCATCTGCATCGTCGGCGGCCTGTTCATGTTCGGGAGTTCACGATGACCGCCGAGGGGAAGCGCCCAGCCTGCCCGATTATGCACTCGAGCCTGGCACACCTTCGAGCAAACCTACAGTTCACCAACTCCATTAGCATCACGTTCATCAAGGACGTGAACTACTGCCCAACCTGCGGAGAGAAACTATGAGCGACTTTGATGACTTTGACTCCTTCGTGGAGAAGCACAAAATCAGTGATGATGAGATGGGAGCAGCCTTTGCAGCGTGGCTGAGCGGCAAGGGCTGGGACGGAAACTTCGAGCAGGTCAAGTGTGGAGAGAAACTATGAACACTATTTTTCAGGTAAGGGGTATTGAAGTATCAGATGACGATAAACCGTGGGGTATTTTTATTACGGTTCGTAATGAGTCAGCGTGGCTTTCAGTGCAAGAATACCGTTCCCTAATCGTTGCATTGTCTAACTTATCGAATAAAGCCTATGAGTTAGACTCCCAATGTCCCAAGTGTGGAGAGAAACTATGAGCGACTGCGGACACACCTACCAGACCTACGACATCGACCGCAACATAGTGACGGTCAAGTGGGCGAGGATGTTCTGCCCCGACTGCGGACTGCGCCTTGAAGCGCCAGGGCCGACCAAGCCATTCCACCTCAAGCCCCACCAGCGATGACTATCGTTGCCGCCATCTCCACACCTGCTGGAGCAGTCATCGGCTCGGACTCGCTCGCCGCAGTCGGTGAACTGTGCGCCCCTACCGCCAGCCCCAAAATCGCTCGGTACGGGAACATCCTCATCGGCTTCGCAGGCTCGTGGAGGGCTGGTCAGCAGTTCCTCGAACACACCGCCCGACTGAGCAACCCCACTCTGCGGCAGATTCTCGAACTGGAGACGCAGGAGACCGACTGGAACCTGCTCGTGGTCGAGGGCTCACGGATCTACGAGGTATCGGCAGACAAGGGCGTAGTCGAGGCGCTGAACGTCGAGGGATTCTCCTACGGCGCTATCGGCTCGGGGGCGAGCGTCGCTCTGGGGGCTCTGGGCTTCGCCTTCCCACGCCTAGACCGAGGAACCCTGCGCCGAGTGCTGGGGGTCACGGCGGAACACACCACCACCGTCGCTGGGCCGTTTCATCTCATCGAACTATGAACCGCTACGTCAGCATCCCCCTCACTGAGCGGCACTACGAGTTAGTAGACCAAACAGCCCCGAAAGAAACGTGGGGGAAAGGGCCTGTCATCGGCGAGACCGCCAGCCCGATAGGTCGCCTGGGCGAAATCGTGGTCATCGAGTACCTGACCCAGCAAGAGGTTCAGTTCACCGAGGACTTCACGATCTACCAAGACCTCACCATCGTCGGCTCGGGGCCGCTAGAGGTCAAGACCAAGAACCGCACGACAGCCCCCAAGCCCTACTATGACGCTTCCATCCCGACCTACAGCCACAAGTTCCAGAACGTCTCCTACTGGGCGTTCGTGAGCCTTGAGCGAGACAAGGACTACTCGGGCGACTTCGTTCGTGGATACCACCACGCCCACCTCGTCGGGGTAGCGAACCGCCGCATCACCGAGACGGGAACAGTCGTCCACGCTGGCGATTATGACGAGAGCAACGACCTGACGCTACGCATGACCACCATCAACATCCCTCTGCGCAACTTGAAGCCCATCGAGGAAGCCACGGCTATCTGGAAGAGCCGACAGAACTAAACACGCCAGCAGTTGAAAGTTGTCACCACATCTGCCATCATGTTTATCTATGCTGGGCGAAGTATGCCTAGCGAATCTAACTAACGTCTGGTCATCCTAACTATGGCACGATACGAGCGCACCGAAGAGCAAGCCCACATTGACACCGCAGCCCTCAAACTGCGCTCACTCGGCTACTCATACCAGGCTATCGCCGACCAGATGGGCTGCTCAAAGCCCACCGCCTACGCACGATGCCAGCGAGCCCTCGCCGCTATCCCAGCCGAGGCCGTAGACGAGTTCCGCCGCCTCGAAGGGCAACGCCTCGACCTCCTGCTGGAGAAAGCGATGGACAAGGCCCTGTCGGAAGAGAAGGGCGCACTGTTCGCCATTGACCGAGTGCTGGCTATCATGGATCGCAGAGCGAAACTCATGGGCCTCGACGCACCCATCAAAACCGAGGTCATCACACTCGACTACATCCAGGCTGAAATCGCTCGCCTAGAGGCTTCACTCGGGGAGATAAATGACGACGATACTGCAACAGCGCCTAGCGGAACTGAAACGGCTTGAGGCTCTAGAACTCAAGGAACGTGCGCTCAAGGCTCAGGCCGCCAAGAAAGAATTGTCTCACGCTCGCTACCGTTCCTCAGCCCGTCCCCAGCAACTCCCTCCCGAGGGCAACTGGCGCATCTGGCTCATTCTCTCAGGCCGAGGCTGGGGCAAGACCTTCACGGGCGCAGGCTGGCTGATAGAGGAAGCCCTGAGCGAGCCTGGCATCGAGTGCGCAGTCGTCGCCCCGACGTTCACCGACGTTCGCCGCACCTGTGTCGAGGGGCCGTCTGGCATCATCAAGAGCCTGCCGTCTGGCGCTCTGGAGCAATACAACCGCTCCAACGGGCAGATAACGCTCACCAACGGCTCAAAGATTCACATGGTGTCGGCTGACGAACCAGACCGAGCCCGAGGGCTGAACCTCTCCTACGCATGGCTCGACGAGTTCGCAGCGTGGCGGTACGAAGAGACTTGGACGGCTGGACTAGCACCTGCTCTGCGTATCGGCAACCCTCAGACCATCATCACCACGACCCCACGGCCTACCAAACTGATCCGTGAGTTCATGTCCCGTAATGACGGCTCAGTGGTCATCACCCGTGGCTCGACGTTCGACAACCAAGCCAACCTCTCACCAGCAGCCCTAGCGGAACTGAAAGCCCGATACGAGGGAACTCGCATAGGCCGCCAAGAACTCTATGGCGAAGTTCTCCTCGACGTACCTGGAGCCATCTGGACTCACGCCGACATCGAGAGCGCTCGAGTGACCGAAGCCCCCGAACTCGTGCGCATCGTTGTCGCCATTGACCCAGCCGTCACCTCGGGGGAACACTCCGACGAGACAGGAATCGTCGTGGTCGGCAAAGGCGCAGACGGTAGGGGATACGTCCTCGCAGACCGTTCCTGCCGTGACACGCCCTCTGGATGGGCGCACAGAGCCATCCAAGCGTTCGAGGACTTCAAGGCTGACCGCATCGTCGCTGAGAAGAACCAGGGCGGCGACATGGTAGAACTCACGCTCCGCTCCGTGATGCCAACAGTCCCCTACAAGGGCATCAACGCCAAGCAGGGCAAGCGACTACGAGCCGAGCCCGTGGCGGCGCTCTACGAGCAAGGACGCATCAGCCACGTCGGAGCATTCGACATCCTCGAAGACCAGATGACGGGCTGGCTCCCCGACTCAGGCACATCCCCAGACCGCTTGGACGCTCTCGTCCACGGCCTCACGGAACTCGGACTGGCGGCTGGCGCAAGTGCTGACCGCTTCTTCGCCGAACTCGCACCGCCCTGCGTCATCTGTGGCTTCCCCGTGGCGGCTGGCACTTCTAACTGCTCCAAGTGTGGGGCGCTCAACAACGACTACGACCTCACGCAGGTCTACCCCCGATAGGACGAGATGGCACTTCGAGACAGGTTCAGCCGCAAGGCACGAGAGCAGAAACTAGCGGAGGCTGTCGCCGAGGCTGTGAAGGCTGGTCTGGCTGGCTCCCCGATGGGAACGACCAACTACAACCGAGCCACCCCTGCTGAGCCATACTCAACCATCGGCGGACAGGGCATCGTCACGGGCATCGGTCAGGCTATCCCTATGGACAGACCAGGTGTCGGCTACGAGGGCGGACAGGTCGGCTCAGGCTTCGGAGCCATGCTCGGCCCAGCCGCACCACTCCTGCCAGCGCCCATCGACGTAGTTCTCGACGACTCGGGCCGTGCGCTTCCTCGCAAGTACGAGTACCAGGTCGCCACGAACCTCAACCTTACGCAGTCCGAGGTTCCCTACCAAGTCCTCAAGTCTCTCGCTGAGCAGTGTGACATCGTTCACCGTGCCATCGAGATTCGTGTGGGCGACCTCGTGAAGCAAGACTGGTCGTTCGACCTCTCCGAGAGCGCCATCGCTCAGATTATGCAAGAGCAGAACTGCTCACACGCTAAGGCTTCACGCATCGGGCGAGACCTCTACGGCGACGAAATCAACCGACTGACGGCCTTCTGGAAGAACCCCTACGTCCAGAGTGACCGCTCGTGGAGCGAGTGGCTGACCGAGGCGCTGTGGCAGGTGTTCGTCTACGACCAACTGTGCCTCTACCCTCGCTACAACTTCGGCGGCGACCTCATCGGCATCGACATCATCGACGCACCGACCATCAAGATTCTGCTCGACAACCGAGGCGACGTGCCTCACCCACCATCGCCAGCGTTCCAGCAGGTGCTCTGGGGCTTCCCCCGTGGGGAGTTCGTGGCCTCACCAGAGTCCGACGGCGACTTCTACAACTCCCCTGGCAAGTACGGCGAGTTCAAGACCGACCAGATGAGCGTCTACGTCAAGAACCGCCGCACCTGGTCGCCTTATGGCTTCTCGCCCGTCGAGGAGTGCATCCCAGCAGCGACGCTCTACCTAGATCGCCAAGCGTGGATGCGAGCCGAGTACCAGTTCGGCTCTATGCCGACGACGTTCATGAAAACGAACTCGATGGAACTCAGCCTGGAGAAACTGTCAGGCTACGAGCGAGTGCTGAATGACCGCTTGACGGGAAGCACCGCCGAGCGTCACCGCATCAAAGTTCTGCCCGACGGGTTCGACCCTATCGCCATGCCCTCGCAGGACGAGCGATTCAAGTCCGACTACGACGAGTTCATCATCAAGCGCATCGCCGCCATCTTCGGTGTTAGCCCCTCGGCCCTCGGTGTCGTGGCTCGTGCTGGTCTCGGCGGTGGCAAGGGACAGATGGAGGGCGAGAACGAATCGTCCGAGAGCGTCTCAACTCGCCCGATGGAGATGTACGTCACGGACGTAATCAACTCCCTGAGCCGTCGCTACCTCAACGCCGACCTCAACGTCTCGTTCGTAATGCAGAACCGAGCCAACGCTCAGACCGCTAAGGAGCAGGCGCAGGCTCTGCAAATCTCGCTGTTCTCGGGTCAGAAGACCCTCAACGACGTACAGGGCGAACTCGGTCAGGCGCTCTACGAGATGCCCGAAGCCGACGAACCGTTCATCGTCGCAGGAACCACCATCCAGTTCCTTAAGGGTCTGCTCGAAGTGGACACCACGGGCGAAACCATCGGACAGAAGGAGACCCCCAGTGAGTCAGACAGCCAAAGCAGCGAAGGTCAAAGCGGCGAAGGTGCGCAAGGAGTCGGTCAAGAAAGCCCGAGTCCGAGCGAAGCGCCGCACGATTCGCTAAGGGCGCAGGAGGCTAAGGCGTTCGCCAAGTTCGCCAGCAAGCCACGCTCACGGGAGTTCGAGTTCAAGTACCACACGCTTAAAGAGGCCGCAGTCTTGAAAGCGCAGATAACTGATACCCCAAAAGGACGTTCGACTACTAAGGCGAGCAAAGAGCAGACCGAGTTCATCGCTCGGCGGCGCAAGGTATCAGCGCACTACGCTTCCCTAATCCACAAGGCTCTCAAGGACTCCATCTCAGGGCTCGACACCGCTATCCGCATGGCGCAGGTTCAGGCCACCGCTAAGGCCGCTTCGGACAAGAACGCAGCCACGGCGGCAGTGGACAACCACGTCAAGATGGACACAACCGCCCTGGGCAAGCACATCTCGGACGTTCACGCTGAGGGCGGTTTGGTGGGAACGCAGGACGCAGCCGACCAACTCGGCGACCTTGCTCCCGACACCCCCATCGGCGCACTAGCGAACGGTACGGACTGGGACTCGTGGACACCAGGCGACCCACAGGCGGCCTCAAAGGTCGCAGGCGGCAACCTAGCAACGCTCATGGAGAACGCAGGCGTGACGCTCAAGGGCGTGTCTGACACCACGCTCAAGGCCGTTGGAGACATCCTCGGGCAAGGGCTCGAACAGGGTCTGCCCTACAAGGACATCGCCGACAGCATTTACAACTCCTACGCCTTCTCCTACGAGAGAGCGCAGGTTATCGCCACCACCGAGGGCAACCGAGCCGCCATCGCCGCAACGATGGACTCGTACACCTCGGCTGGCATCAGCCAATGGGACTGGAACACCTACGATCCATGCGACGAGTGCGCCGCTATGGGCGAGGCGAACCCCCACGACGTAGGCGACGACGCACCACCACTTCACCCCAACTGCGAGTGCTTCGTCACTCCAGTCATCAACTAGGAGAACAATGACCGACGAAATCAAGTCCATCTACCTCGGCAACCTGACCGCCAAGCGTGGTAAGGACGGGTTCATGTACGTCAAGGGATTAGCATCTGACGACACCCTCGACCTCGACCAGCAAATCTGCGACCCCGAGTGGCTTAAGTCTGCGTTGCCAGACTGGTTCGCATTGGGCAACATTCGAGAGATGCACCAGAGCAAGGCCATCGGTAAGGCTACCGAAATGGAACAGACGGGCTCTGGCTTCGTTGTCACGGCTAAAATCGTGGACGAGCAAGCCGCCAAGATGGTCGAAGAGGGCATCTACACGGGCTTCTCCATCGGCATCAAGAACGCACGAGTTATCAAGGACAACAAAGCGCCTGGCGGAAGAATCTGCTCGGGGTCTGTCGTCGAACTCAGCCTGGTGGACAGACCAGCCAACCCGTCGTGCGTAATAGAAATCGCCAAGTCAGTAGACGGCGTATTAGTGAAAGGGGCCGCCGTGTCCGAACTTGAAAAGGCTGAAAGCCCAACGCTGAACGCCGAAGCCGTAATGACCGAAGAGCCAGGTACTCGTGACGAGGTTCTTGACCGTGACTCCCCGTTCTTCTGCCGAGCCTGCTCTGGCACTGGCAAGAAGTCCAACGTCGAGGGCAACACCCAAGAGACGGACTGCGATGTCTGC